CATAAATCTTCGTTACCGCAAGTTGGCTCAGTGTCGGCAGGTTCACAAAGACTTTGATCTTGCGGATGTTCTCGGCGTAGAGTTCCGCCGTTTTGCGCGGGTTCACGCCGTCAATCTCCAACACTTGCACATTGCCGGTCACGAGGTCCACGCCTTGCGCTCGTAGTTCTTTCAGGAAGGCTTGGCGCTTGGGGTAGAGCAGCCCGATGAAGGCAGCGTCGATCGTCTTCGGGGGCGCCCCACATTGGCGAGGTTTGAATATTTCGGTATCGACTCCGAACGGCAGATAGCGAAACCCGTACTTCTCGTCCTGGATGCCGGGGCAGAAGACGATGTCGGCCGAGCCCTTGATGGCGTCGACGTCCAGCTTGCCGTAGTCCTCGCGCTCGACGGTTTCGTGCATCCAGGCCACGCGCGGGACGAGCTCGTCGATTCCAGAGGGAAATTCCGGCTTGATATGTTCGGGGCCGGAAATAATGATCGCGTCGACAGCGTCGCCGCTAATGTCGAATTTGTTCGCGGCCTTCGACGTGTCAACCGGGCAGCTAACCACTTCGTGCCCCATCCGCTTCAGCGTATTCACCAGGCCGTAGCTGCAGCACCAGGCCGAGAACAGGGAAGCAGGGAAGAAGACGGCCAGTTTCACGCTTCCACTCCCTTAGTGAACGGAGCATAGGCCACCACTTCGAGCAGGGCCAGTTGATCCCCGATGCGTGCGTACACTGAGATTGCAGAACCGCTTCCGCGCAACAAAGGAACCACCAGCCGTGCGCCTTCCTTCAATTGCCAGCCCCAGCTCGCGGCGATCGCGTGCGCGCCGAAGGTGACCAGCACACCATCGAACTGTTCTTCGGTGTCGTACTCGTAGCCGTTGGCCACGACCAGGGCGACATGGGACGGCAGTTTCTCTTCCAGTGCTCGATTGAGACAAACGTCGATCGAGACCAAACTCCTGCAGCGCTCCGCGAGAATCGCCGCCTGATAGCCGGAGCCCGTGCCGATTTCTAAAATATCTTTCAGCTTCGCTGCTTCCGGGTTTTCGCCCAGCACCAGGTTCGCGAGCAGCATGGCCATCTCTTCCGTGGGCACAGTGCACAGATCATTGATGGGCACGGGGAAGGGAGGGTTGGAGCCGTCGGGAGTATATTGGCGCCGGTCGATCATGGAAGAATTGTGGCGCTTACGGGTTTGTGTCCGCCCAGTTTCCGGGATCCGTGCCCGGTCCGGTCTGCGGTGAAGCCGCGCCGATCCGCTGAGTATGAAGTAAGTCTACTCATACCAGCCCCTTGCACTGCCTCGAGAACCAGCCCACTTCGTCGGTCGAGCCGCAAATGATCTGTGCCACCACTGGCCGCGCCGCGTTGAAAGCCTGCTCGGCTTCCGGCAGAAAGGAACTCTCGTCCTGCATGTAGCCGTGGGGATGGAACATGCGGATCTGATCTTCGCCCGAGGCGATCGCTTTGAAACGTCCGCCCGATTTCCACTGCAACTCTAAATCGTTGTCGACCACCAGCGGATTGCGCCGCTTCATCCAGGCCGGCTGATTGCGCCAGAGGATGCGCGCGTAGTTCACCAGCTCCGCGCCCTTCGATTCCTTGCCCGACTGCGCTACCCAGAATACATTCAAGAACTGGCACATCCAGGTGATCAGTCCGACCGCGGTCCAGGAGAACATCATTTCTCGAGTCTTCAGTACGAAGAGCACGTTCGAGGCGTTGGCATCGAGGCATTGCTCGAAGAGAATGTAGTCGACCAGCACCCGGATGTACTCGTCGCGCGGGAAGGGGGCGAGAAACTCCGTGCCCTTGGCCAGCGAGTGATGGTCCTCGGTGAAAGTGTGCGAGGTCAGCCACAGTAAGGGTCCGGCTTCCCAGCATGCAACGGGTTTGGCGACTTGGCTCCACAGTTCGTATTGTTCGCGCCGTTCGAGAAGCTGGGTCAGCTCGCGCTGGCTGTTAGGGTCGAGCCTCGCGACCAGCTGCGAGAATTGCTTGGCCGAGTAGTTGCGTAATGCGGGCATCGTCCCGCTCTGGGTCATACGGAGTTGTGTCCTCGAATTCGACGCGATCGGTGAAAAGCTTCAAGTGGCGCCCCAGCCGTTCCAGGTTTTCGCCGCGATCGGCCAGGCGGATCTTCGAGACGGTGATGCGGCGTTTCAGTACCTGCGGCGCCGGCGTTTCCTCGTCGGTGCCCTTCGTCTCACTTGCGGCGCCTTTCGTCTCAGCTTCAGCCCCGCCGATTCCGCCATTGGGAATGATCGTCTCGGTCGACTGCACGTCGATCCCCTTGAGTGCCATCGCGCTTACCTCATCCATCTCGGTGATGGCTTTGAGGGATCCGTTGTCGTTGAACATCTGCCGCGGATCGTAGAAGGCCAGCTGGGCCAGGCCGCGGAGCACTCGTTTAGCGTCGATTTCCAGGTCAATCAGGCGCTTCGAGGTGAGCCGTTCGATTTCTGAGCGGACCTTAACATTCCTGTACAGGCGGGAACCGGCCTGGGAGGCCGAGGAAGCCGCGTAACCTGCTGCAATAGCAGCTCTTGTGGCGTTGCAATCACGCAGATACTCGCGAACAAAAACTTGCGCCTTTCCCTTCAAATCTGAACTTATTTCTGTCATTTTTGTGAAGGTGCTACGCGGCGGAATGGAGCGGATGAGCCGAAAGCCGTGCTGGGCGCGGTGTTTGGAGCGGTTCGAGGCTTAACACTTATGAACATAGTCAAAGCCTGTTTTTGCCCCCAAAATGCTTGTAAGTCGTTGATGTTTCTCATCGGACGATATGAAACAAGTTTGCTTATGCGCTGGCGCGCGTTTTTGCGTGTCGCCAGCGGGTGGTGCGGCTTGGTCCTTTGCGCGGATCGATCTTGCGTCCAGGCAGCCGGCCTTCGGCGCGAGCCAGGGCGAGGCCTGCCTTGGTGCGCTCGGCTATTACGTTGCGCTCAAATTCTGCAAAGACGGCCAGCATGCCGAACATTGCCCGGCCGCCGGAGGTTGTGAGGTCGAAGCCATCCTTGAGACAGATGAAGGCGATCCGGGCTTCATCCAGTTCTGCGATTAGGTTGTGGAGATCCCGAACCGATCGGCCGAAGCGATCGAGACGCCAGACTAAGACGCCCTCGATATCACGCAGCCCCTTCGCCGCATCGCGCATCAACTTCTGCAGCTGCGGGCGTTTGGTGTTTTTGCCGCTCAGCCGCTCGACGTACTCGCTGGTGACGATGTGCTTGTTCGCCTGGCACCACTCGCGCAATTCGCGGAGCTGCACTTCGGGATTCTGTTCTTTCGTGAGCAGGTCCGCGGGAATGTTGCGTTGAGGCTTGGAGACGCGGGCGTAAAGGGCTAGTTTCATGCGGCCAGCGCCGCGGACTGCGCCAGGAGTAAACGTTCGCCGCGCTTCCTCTGCGGTTTTGGCCTGCCCCGCATCGGACTGCGCTCGCGCTTCCAGCGTTCCAACCAGAAGCCGGCCGTGTCCACTACCTTGTCGGGATCGGCAAACTCCCGGCTCTCGGCCAGCAGTTGGAGTGTTTTCTCGCGCGCCAGGCGGAAGTCCTCCCGCTCTTGTCTTTGCCGCTCGCGGGAGTTCATCGCAGGAGTCCCCATACCATAGGAACCAGGGCTCGCACGCCTTCCCAGCACACGCCGGTGATGATGGCAATCAAAGTGGTGTAGCCGACGCGATAACGGCCGATGCGCTGATTTTGATCCGCGATGACCGCGTCTTTCCGCAGGCTAGAGGCTTCTAGCATCCGGATCTTCGACCAGGCTTCATTCAGGGAGCGCAGCAACTCCGGAGCTTCGGCTCGCGTGTACTGCTTGGAGCGGTCCACCTGGTTATAGGTTCCGGGATAGGTTCCGATCAGTTTGGGGTCGGGGATCGTCATTTACTGTAAGGTCCGCCGATCTGGTATCCGTCGAAAATCACCAAAACCAGTAGCCGCGTCATCTCCGGGCTCAGCGTCTTCGAAGAGGAAGCCCGCACCTGGTCCATCTGTAGAACCAGGTCCACGATGCTGTGGAATTGCTGCAGGAAGTCGCCGTTGAACTTGTCGGAAAAAGACACACATGAATCAGGCAGCAATTTCGGAAGAGTTTTCAGCGATCAAGCCGAGTGCGTGGAGCCCGACCTGGAAGAGTTCACAGTTCCAGTAGATTCCAAGTTTTACTCGGGGCCAGCCGTCGCGATCATG